AGCGATTGCAGGATGGTGCCGATGCCGCAGGCGATCATGGTGAGCGCCACCACGTCGCGCACCTGGGTGAAGCTGCCGCCGATCTCGGACACCAGCACCACCGGCAGCACGATGGTGCTCGACATCAGGAAGATGTGCTGCAGCGCCAGCAGGGCCAGCGCCAGGCCCGGCACGCGGTCGTCGAGGCCGTAGGTCAGCCCGGCAGGTTTCGTGGCCATGAGCGCTTGTTCTCGACTTTCATCCAGATGGGGGTGGCGATGTAGATGTTGGCGCCGACGATGAGGGTCTCGCCGTTGAGCACCACCTTGCGGGCATAGATCAGCTTGCGTGAGGGCACCACCTCGCCGGTGCGCGGCCACAGGAACTGCACCCAGGCGCTGTCGGCATGGGCAAGTTTCTCGAGCAGCTGCTGCACGGGCTTGGCCCCCACCGCATCGCTGAAGTCGCGCATGTGGCGTCCGGCGAGGGTGGGGAAGGCGGGGTCGACAAGGGTGTCGCCGTTCTGGTCGAGCACGAAGATGTAGGTGTCGAGGAACACGAAATGCGACGAGCCGTCGGTGAAGGCGGCAAAGGCCTTGTCCTTGCCGTCCTTCAGCAGCAGGTCACTCGCCAGGTTCACCCGGTCCTCGACGAAGGCCCTCTCGATCTTGGCGTCATAGAGCCCGCTGCCGACGAGGTAGGTCCTGCCGTCGGGCGCCCGGGCCTTGCGCACGAAGGAACTCTTCCACACGGGCGACAGCTGGCGCTGGTCCTGCCAGCGGTAGAACACCCAGCCCCCGGCATCGGCTGCGGGCTCCTGGCCGATCTCCATGATCTGCTGGATCACCGCCTTGCCGTCGATGTCGCGCAGCGATGCCATCTTCTTGCCGACGAGCTCGGGCGAGATCGGGTGGAAGGCCACCGTGCCGTCGTCGGCATAGATGAAGATGTAGGTTTCGCCGGTGATCATGGAAGCCTCTCGGTTTGAAGGTCCGCGGTTTCCGCCGCGGCACCCAAAGGATAGCATCGGCAGCGGCCGCGTCAAGGCTACAGTATTTCCCGCCGTGAATTTCATTCGGCGCGCCGGGTGGACACTTTGGAAATGAGAATCCGGCGCCGCGGCGCGCGCTGCGCCTTGCACATTCCATGCCAAGGGTAGGGGGGCCGCCATCGTGGGGGTTTGGCGGGCAGACCGCATGCCCCTCGCCTCGCGTGCGGCGACAAAACTGCGGCGTTTCAGCCGGGCTGGACTCCCGTAGTCTGCGTCTGTATGCTGTGCCGCCGCACAAGGAGGTCGCGTCATGCTTCGCCTGGCTCGTCAGGGAGTGTTCTGGACGGTTCAAGGCGAGGGCCACTTCGCTGGCGAGCCGATGGTGTTCGTGCGGCTCGCCGGATGCTCGGTCGGCTGCGACTCGTGCGATACCAACTATCAGTTCCACTCCGAGGCAGACGAGCAAGATGTCGTCCGAGCCTGCCTCGAGGCCAAGCAGCAGAATGGCAACCGCGCCAAGTACGTCTGGATCACTGGCGGTGAGCCTACAGACCAAGACTTAACCGCCATCAACTCACTGCTCTGGCAGGCAGGCTTTAAGCCATGCCTCGCGACGGCAGGAACCCGCCTAGTCGAGTCAAAGTGGTGGTGCCTGTCAGTCTCCCCGCACACCGCTGACTTCAAGCAGAGGTCCGGCTATGAGGTCAAGCTAGTCCCCGGCCTCAACGGCCTGTGCCTGGATGACCTCGACACATCCGGCTGGAACTTCGGCTACTGGTGGGTGCAACCGATGGCGGGCAGCAGGCCGAGCCTTGATGCGTGCTGCCGGTGGCTCAAGAAGCATCATCACTTTCGGATGTCGCCCCAGAGTCACAAGTCGTGGGGGATGCCGTGACGACCGTCACCAAGGAGTTTCACTTTTACGCCGCCCACCGGAACGAAGAGATCGGAGGCAAGTGCGGCAACATTCATGGTCACCGCTACGGCCTGACGGTGACTGTCCAAGAACCGCGAAACTGTAGCGTCACGGTCTTATTTGAGGATCTCGAGCGATGGGTGCAGCGTGAAATAGTCGGCCTTGCCGACCACTCGTTGCTTCTAAACCGCGACGATCCGTGCGCTGACGCACTCGTCAGCTCCGGCGCCTGCGGAAAGGTGTTTTGGATCGACGGCCCGACGTCATGCGAGAACCTCGCGGAACTCTTCTTTTCGATGCTTCGGAGCGTCGGCGCAAACGTCGTCTCCTTGACGCTCAAGGAGACTGATACGTCGAGCGTAACGGTTTCTGCCCACTCGGAGGATCGTGAATGACCCACACCCGCGGCTGGGCGAAGAAGGTGTACCTCGCCGGCCCGATCAACGGGAAGTCGGATGACGAGTGCATGGGGTGGCGCAACGCGGCGGCCAACACGCTGCGAAGTTTCGGCCACGAGGTTCTTGATCCGATGAGTCGAGACTACCGTGGCAAAGAGGACTTGAACGCCGAGGACATTGTTTGCTGGGACAAGGAGCAGATCGAGTCCTGTGACATTGTGCTCGTCAACGCGAACGCTCCGAGCTGGGGGACTGCGATGGAGTTGGTGTACGGAATTTCCTTCGGCAAGCACGTCGTTGCATTCGCCACGCACACCAACTCCCCGCGGATCAGCCCGTGGCTCAGGTGCCATACGCACGAAATCTACCAATCCCTGAGTCACGCACTGTCCTCGATCACCCAAGGCTCTTCGGCAGGGCTTCGCTGATGATCTACCTTGCCAGCCCTGGTAACCAGCAGCAGGCCGAACACGTTGCCGGGATGCCGGTGCTGCTCTCGTATGGCCTGTACGACCCGTTCCTTGACCGCTACCAGCACACGTTCGGCCGGATTCTCATCGACAGCGGCGCGTACAGCGTCTTCAACAGCGGCCAGACGATCGACGTCGCGGCCTACGCCGAATGGGCGAAGCGGTGGGAGGGCCACGCCGATGCGGTCGCCGGACTCGACGACATTTCGGGGGACTGGCGGCAGAGCCTGAAGAACTACGAGGCAATGCCGTCCGGGTTCCCGACAATGCACGACACCGACCCGCCGGAACTTCTGAAGGACTTGGTGCAGATCGCCGCCGGCCGCGGGAAGTGGATCGGCGTCGGCCTGAAGCCTCCCAGGCAGGGGAAAGAGAAGTTCGTCCGCTGGGTCTGCGACAACGTCCCCGAGGACTTCCACGTCCACGGCTGGGCGCTTCGGGCCTACGCCCACATCCGCAGGCTGGACAGCATGGACAGCACCAACTGGTGGCGGGACGGGTTTAAGATCAGGCGCGACTTGCCGTGGCTAACCTACGGCGAGGCTCTTGAAATCGTGGTGAAGCGGTATCAGAGGGAGAGCCGGATGTTCGTCGAGAACAGCCAGGCCACGCTTTTTGACGACGATGCGGCCTAGCGACTCCTTTGCACCGACTCAAGCGCCGGGCCTACCTTGATGTCATGAAGGGCAGACCCCCAACACCGAAGCACATCTTGGCGCTCCGCGGCTCCAAGCACGCGAAGAATCGCGAGGAGCTCGGCAAGCCTCTGGATGCACCGCTCGAGCCGCCGGCATGGCTCAAGCCTCGTGCCAAGGAAGTGTTCAGCCAGGTGGTTTCGTGGCTGGTCAGCATGGGGACGCTGGCTGAGAGCGACATCTCTGTCGTCACCCGCTACGCGACGACCTACGTCATGTGGGAGTACGCGGCGCAGAAGCTCCAGGAGATTGACGCAGCCTACGTCGAGGTGACGAACACCGACGGGAGCCTGCGGTTTGTCCGTGCCTGCGGCATGGCAACGCAGTTCAGGGACTGCGGCGAGCAACTTCGCCACCTCGAAACCGTCCTCGGCCTGACGCCGGCCGACCGCACCCGCCTGGGCTACGGGGCCGTGAAGGTCGAGGCCGACCCGACCGACAAGTACTTTGGCAAGCAAGCCTGACATTCGCGAGTTCGCGACATGGCTGCGGCATAGCGAAGGGAAGTTCGCGGGCGAGCCGTTCGTCCTCCAGCCGTGGCAGGACGAGTATTTGGGCAAGCTCTACGGCACGCTCCGGCCCGACGGCCGCCGGCAGTACCAGCGCTCGCTGCTCGCCATCCCTCGCAAGAACGGCAAGACGGCAACGTGCGGCCTGATCGGCGCCTACGAGGGCTTCTTCGGCGACGAGGGCGGTCAGATCCTCATCGCGGCCGGCGACCGCAAGCAGGCCGGGCTCCTGTTCACGGCGTGCTCGAGGTACATCGAGTCATGCCCCGGCCTCATCCGCCGCTGCAAGATATACAAGAACTCGATCGTCATCCCCGGTAAGAACTCCACGATCCAATTTCTTTCACGCGAGAGCAAAGGCAAACACGGCTTTAACCCGAGCGTCGTGATTGTCGACGAGTACCATGTGCAGCCCAACCGGGAGCTCGTCGATGTGCTGGAGAGCGGCATGGGCATGCGGGCCGAGCCGCTCGTCATTTACGTCACCACGGCTGGCCTGGACCGCGTCGGGCCGTGCTACGAGGAGTGGCAGCGGGCCATCAAGGTCCGCGACGGCCTGATCGACGACCCGACGTTCCTGCCCTGCATCTTCGCCGCCCCCGACGGTCCGGAGGTCGACATCTTCTCAGAAGAGGTCTGGAAGGTCGCCAACCCGAACTACGGCGTGACGATCCGCAAAGACTTTCTCGAGCGCGAGGCTGCCCTGGCCCGAGAGGCCGTCGCCCAGGAAATCAAGTTCCGGACGCTTTATCTCAACCAGTGGGTGAGCAACGGCGCGAACAAGTTCTTCCGCACCGGGCAGTTTGAGGCGTGCGGCGCAGAACTCCGACCAACTGACGGCAGGCCGTGCTGGTGCGGGCTCGACCTGGCGAGCACCAGCGACACGACGGCGTTCGTGGCGGTGTGGCCTGACGAGGACGGCGGCTACGACGTCTTCGCCCATCTGTTCATTCCGGAAGAGAACGCCGACAAGACGGAGGCGCCGTATCGTCAGTGGGCCAAAGACGGATTTGTTACACTGACAGAAGGCAACATCACCGATTACGACGTTGTTCGCGACTACGTCCTCTCGTTTTGCGAGAGGAACTGGGTGCGGAGCATCGCAATCGATCGATGGAATGCCACCCACCTCACGACCCAGTTGGTGACGGAGGGTGTCGACGTTAAGCCGTATGGACAGGGGTACGCCAGTATGTCGGCCCCGACGAAGCTGCTTCAGACCACGGTGCTGGGCCAGAAACTGAGGCATGGAGGAAACCCACCGCTCTGCCTGCACGTCAGCAATATGCAGGTGAAACAGGATGACGCAGGCAACCTGAAACCCACGAAAAGCCAGTCGCATTCGACCGCAAGGATCGACGCCGCGGTGGCTCTGATCATGGCCCTCGGGATCGCATCCTCCGAGGCACGAGGCCCGGAAGAAGAGCCCCAAATCCTACTGATCTAGACTAATGGCAGCAGACGCCACCGAAGAGACGGTCGAAGACATCACCGAAATCCGCAGCGGCATCTCCCGCGTGTTCGAGGAGATCGTCGAGCAGCGCCGGACGGCAGCGGGCGTGGCGATCTCGCCGGAGGCCAGCCTTCAGTGCAGTGGGATCCTGGCCGCGGTCAAAGTCGTCAGCGAGTCCGTCGCCAGCCTCCCGCTCCACCTGTACGAGCGGACGAGCGATGGCAAGCGCATCGCCGAGGATCACCCGCTCTACGACGTTCTGGCCCACGAGCCGAACGACTGGATGACGGCCCATGAGTTCAAGGAACTCATGCAGTCGTGGCGGATGCTCTGGGGCGTGGGCTACGCTCAGATCAAGCCGGGCCGGCGCGGCGCCGTCGATCAACTGATCCCGCTCCATCCGTCCAGGATGAAGCCCGAGCGGCTCAAGAACGGCCGCCTGCGGTACGCCTACCAGGAGCCCGACAAGCCGACGCCGACGTACTTCCGGCAGGACGAGGTCTTCGCCTACCGCGGCCTCTCGCCGGACGGCGTCAACTGCTACGTCCCGACGATCCTGATGCGGGACGCGATCGCCCTGGCGCGAGCCACCGAACTGCACTCTTCGGCGTTCTTCGGCAACAACGCCAGGGCCGGCGTGGTCATCGAGAACGACCAGCCGCTCAAGCCAGAGACGCTCCAGCGACTCCGCGAGCAGTGGAACGAGATTCATGGCCGCGGCCCCGAAAACGCCTACAAGACGGCCGTCCTGCCGCACGGCAGCCACATCAAAGAACTCACGGTCAACAACGACTCGAACCGCCTCGTTGAGACACGGAGATACCAGCTCGAGGAGGTGGCCCGCGCCTTTCGAGTCCCGGCCTATATGCTTGGCGACTTGTCGAAGTCGTCGTACTCGTCGGTCGAGCAGCAGGCCATCGACTTCGTCACGTTCACGCTGGTTCCAGACCTTCGTCGGTTCGAGGCTGCCTGCCGGCGTGACCTCGTCGTGGACGACAAGCGGTACTTCGCCCAGTTCGATGTCTCGGCCCTCCTGGTCGGCGACTTCAACGCCAGGGCGTCGTTCCTGCGGGAGATGTGGAACCTGGGCGTCTTCAGCACCAACGAAGTGCGGCAGCAACTGGGCTACAACCCTGTCGAAGGCGGCGACAAGCGATTCGTCCAGGTGAATATGCAGTTGCTTGAGAACTACACGCCCGGCAACCCGACGGCCGCCCCGACGAAGATGTCCGAGCAGCCCGCCGAGCAGACCGCTCCGGATCAACAGGACGCTCCGGTGCCGGCCGACCCCGCCGCCACCGACTCGCGAGCCGCCGACGTGCTCTTCACTTCGACGCTACGGCGACTCGCCGCCATCGAAGCCGACGGTATCCTCGAGCGCCGCAACAAGCCGGCCAAACTGGCGGCGTGGTTTGAGGCACACGGGCAGCGGATGCGAACGGAGTTGCAGGACGCCGCCACGGCGATCGGCCGCGACGTCGATGAGTTCGTGTCGGCATGGATGGACAAGTCACGGGATCTGCTTCTGGACTGCCACCGGAGTGGCAAGCCTTACGAGGAGGTGACGGGAACATGGACGGACAGAGCGAACTTGAAATCCGCATGATCGGCGAGGCTCCCGGTCTTGAGGTCAAGACCGAGGAGAACGGCAAGACGGTCATCCGCGGGTACGCTGCCGTGTTCGACTCCGAGTCGCAGGACTTGGGTGGCTTTGTGGAGCGGGTGCTGCCAGGCGCCTTCGACGACGTCCTCCGCACGAACCCCGACGTGTTCGGCAAGTACAACCACTCCCGCGTGATCGGCCGCACCTCGAGCGGCACCATGAAACTCACGGTCGACAACCGCGGCCTGCGGTACGAAATCTCGCCGCCCAAGGCTGCCGCCGACGTCGTGGAACTGATCGAGCGCGGCGATGTCCGCGGCTCGAGCTTCGCCTTCCGCACCAAGGGTGACGGAGAGCGCTGGTACAAGGACGAGCGTGGCCGGATGGTCCGCGAGATCCGGCGGTTCGACTTCCTGGGGGACGCCGGCCCCGTGGACACGCCGGCCTACCTGGCGACCGAAACCTACGTCAGCAAGCGGGCGCTGGACATGGCGCGTGGCGAGCAGCCTCCGGCCGTGGTCGAAGAGGCCGCCAAGACTGAGTCGCGCGCCGCCGCGACGATCTTCGCCGTCGGCGACTTCGTGGCGTGGGACGGCGGCATGGGCCGCGTCGAGCACGTCATGACCGAAGGCACGCTGGGCGAGGCCGGATCGGAGTACTCGCTCGAGGCCAAGGAGGACGACCCTGCGGCGCTCGTGAGAATCTACGAAGAAGGCGAGGAAACCGACCTCTTCGTCGGCAAGATGATGTCCGATCTGACGGGCATCGCCGAGCCGGAGATGGAGGACGACGACGAGCGCGCCGTGAGCCTGAAGCCGACGGCCGGCATGGCGGCGGCGGCGAAGCGTGGCCTCCGGCTCCACGAAGAGGGCAAGAGCGGCGATGGCCTCAAGCCCGAGACTGTTGCCCGCGCGAACCGCCTGGCACGCCGCGAGGAGATGAATCCAGACTGGGTCCGCGAGATGAATGCGTGGTTCGCCAGGCACGCCGCGGACCAGCGGCCAGGGTGGGATACGCCGGGCAGTGAGTCGCCAGGATTTGTGGCGCATCTTCTTTGGGGGGGGACTCCAGCCAAGAACTTCGCCGCACGCAAGGTGAAGCAACTCGAGGCCGAGTCGGAGCGGGCGATCGGCGACAAGTCGCAGTCAACGCCTGCCCCCGAGAAGGATCAGGTCAAGGGCAGCGACAAGAACCCCGAAGGCTCGGCGTCATCGGCCAGCGGCGACATCGATGTGTCGGAGTCGACGCGGACAGCCTTGGAAAACAAGGTCGAGGAACACAACAAGGCCATGAAGGACGACGGCAAGCCGTCGTGGTCGAGGACGACCGTCGGACAGCTTCTGTCCGTCTATCGGCGAGGTGCCGGCGCCTACTCGACGAGTCATCGTCCCGGCGTCAGCCGTGGCGCGTGGGCGATGGCGAGGGTGAACGCCTACCTGTACCTCCTGCGAAACGGGAAGCCAGAGGACAGCAAGTACACCACCGACAACGACCTCCTGCCGGACGGTCACCCGAAGGCGAGTGACTCTGACAGAAGCATCGACTACGTCGGCAAGGCGGCAGCGCTGAAGGCTGCAATCCTCTCGACTCCGTTGCACGGCATTCCGAAGACTCTGTAGCCTACAAGTAGAGACAACGCTCGCGATGGATGTCGCGAGAGCAGTGCGAGTTCTTCGCGGATGCGAAGTGCGGCGCGCTAGCGGGACCAATCACCCGCCGGCCGTCGTGCATCCATTGCCCGCCAGGCCGGCTCATTCAGGAGCAGGCCAATCATGGCGAGCAACCTCAAGCGTCTTCAGGATCGTGCCGCGGCCGTCGCCGCGCGGATGAACGAACTGGCCTCCGTGGCCGAGCGGTCGGAAGAGCAGACCGCCGAGCTCCGTCGCCTCTCCGACGAGGCCGACACGGTCAAGACCGACCTCGAGTTCGAGGGCAAGCTCGCCGCGAAGGAGGCTGAACTCCGTGCGGTGGTCGAGAAGGCCGCCCCGGCGCCGGCCCCCGCCGCGGCTTCTGTCGAGGAGCCGAAGAAGACCGAGATCCGGGCGATCTACCCGCATCACACCTCGCTGCGTGCGTTCAACGACGGCCCCGAGGCCGTCGAGCAGGCGTACCGCTGCGGCCGGTGGATCCGCGGCGTCGTCTTCAAGAACCAGGACGATCTCCGGTGGTGCCGTGACCACGGCGTCGAGGCCCGCGCTCTCAACGAGGGCAGCAACTCGGCCGGTGGCGCGCTCGTCCCGGAGGAGTTCGCGGCTCGCGTGATCCGTCTCGTCGAGACGTATGGCACGTTCCCCGGCGCCGCCGAGAACGTGTCGATGTCGCGGGACACCCTCGTGATCCCCAAGCGGCTGACCGGCACCTCGGCCTACTTCATCGGCGAGGGCTCTGCCATCACCGAGAGCGAGCCCACCTACGGCAACGTCAGCCTGACGGCCAAGAAGCTGGCCGTGGCCTGCCGGATGTCGAGCGAGGTGGTCGAAGACGCCGTCATCTCGCTGGCCGACGCCTGTGCCCAGGAGTTCAGCACGAGCCTGGCCTACACCGTCGACACCTGTGGGTGGATCGGTGACGGCACCAGCACCTACGGCGGCATCCGCGGGATCGCGACGAAGATCAACGACGGTTCCTACACCGCCTCGGTGGTGTCGGCCGCCAGCGGCAACACGGCCTTCGAGACGCTCGATCTCGAGGACTTCCTGGGCGTCATGGGCAAACTGCCCATCTACGCCCGTCAGGGGGCGGCCTGGTACATCAGCCCGTCCGGCTACGCCGCGAGCATCAGCCGCCTGAAGTACGCGGCCGGTGGCAACACCGTCGGCGAACTCGGATCGGCTGCCGGCGAGACGTTCCTCGGCTACCCCGTGCGGATGGTGCATGTGCTGAACAGCACCCTCGGCGCGGACGCCAACAAGGTCAAGGTGCTCTTCGGCAACCTCGGCCTGTCGAGCATCTACGCCAAGCGGCGCGACTTCTCCGTTCGCCTCTACGATCAGGTCTACGCGACCACTGATCAGGTTCTCCTCCAGGGAACCATGCGATTCGACGTGAACCACCACTCCCTCGGCTCGACGAGCGAGGTCGGCCCGGTGGTCGCCCTCAAGTCGGCTGCCTCGTGATCAATAGGAGCACCTAGCAGATGATCCACGCCCAGAACCACAAGGTCGTCGGTGATGTCCCCACGGCCGCCATCGGCGCGACGGCGACCGCGACCCTGACGATCGACACGCTCGGCTACGACCATTGCAGCGTGAACGTCCTGCGGGCCTCCAACGCCAGCACGGTGTTCGCCAACGTGATCAAGGTCGAGGAGGGCGACACCACGTCGTCGTACTCGAACGTGACCGCGCTGGTCGGTGGCGGCACGGGTGGGTTCACCATCCCCGGCGTTGCCGCGGCCGACACGGGCTCGGCGTCCATCCTCAAGATGGACATCGACACGAGGGCGAAGAAGCGCTACCTGAAGGTGTCCTACACCCCAGGCGCGTCTGCCACCGTGGCGATCGTGGCTCGGCTCGGTCGTGGCGAGGTGGCTCCGGCCACCGCCGCCGAGGCCGGCGTCATCGGTCTGGTCAAGGGCTGATCCCGTACACGCGGGACGGCCAAGGACGGCCGGGAAAGGCGCACGATGCGCGCCCGCTCCTCACTAGGAGCGTTTTCCCATGATGCTGCGAATCGGGTCGTGCGAAGCCGAGGCGAAGGTGGTGGCCCTCATGTCCACCCCTCGCCTCGGCTTCACCGACAACTTCTTCTGTGTGTCGTCCGCTCTGACGCCGCACAAGATCCCCATCGTCAAGCACACGGGTGCATTCTGGGGGCAGTGCGTCCAGAGGTCGATGGAGCAAGTCATCGACAAGTACGACCTCATACTTACCATCGATTACGACAGTATCTTCACGGCCAAGACGGTCGAGGCGTTGATGACGCTCCTCTACTACTCTGGATACGACGCTATTGCCCCGCTACAGCAGAAGCGAGAGAGCAACTCGGTCATGTTCGCCCTGGCTGGGACGGACGTCGAGGCGAAGACCAGCGTCGAGGATGACTGGTTCGCCAAGCCCGTCCAGCCGGTCGAAACGGCCCACTTCGGGTGCTCGCTCTTCCGCACCGCGGCCCTGAAGAAGGTCGAGAAGCCGTGGTTCCTGGCGCACGCCAACGAGGACGGCGAGTGGCATTCGGGCCACACGGATGAGGACATCCACTTCTGGAGGCAGTGGGCCAAGGCCGGCAACACGGCAGGGCTCGCCACAAACGTCTCCATCGGCCACGCCGAACTGATGGTGACCTGGCCCAGCCGCCAGGTGGCCGACGGCAAGGTGCAGCAGCACACGACGGACTACTGGAACAACGGCCCGCACGAGAAAGCCTGGGGAGCCATCAAGTGAGAATCCGCGTGCTCAAGTCGTTCGGCGGCTACAAGGCCGGGCAGGAGTTCGAGTGGGGCGACGGCATCGCCCGTATCTTCGCGGCCCGTGGGCTGATCAAGCAGATCGACGCCCCGGTCGAGGAGCGTGTCGAGTCGGCCACGATGGAGCAGCGGACTGAGAAGGCGATGATCGATCACAAGCCACGGAGGAGGCAGAAATGACTTTTACGGGCGGCACCATCGTCTACGTCACCCCGCAGTCACCCAGCGTCGGCGTAACTCCGTATCGCAGCCTGCGGCGGTACACCGAGCCGGCCACCGAGCCTGTCACGCTGGCCGAGGCCAAGACCCACTGCCGCGTCGACACCAGCGACGACGACACCTACCTGACTGCCCTGATCAATCTGGGCCGCATCTACGTCGAGGACATCCTCGACATCACGATGATCACGACCGTGTGGGAGGCCCGCTACGACG